TTGATTCATGCCGCCATGGTGCAATATTTGCCATTTGCGGCGTTTACTATTGGCAACAAGGGAATATTCAAACACACAACGGAAAACGGCGAAACGGCGTCGAAAAACGAAGTGGATTATTTAGTCGAAAAAGAACGCGACATCATGCAATTTTATGTTGACCGTTTAACTGATTTTTTAAATTTTCACGCCCCTTCCAAGTTTCCCGAATATTACACCAACAACAATGAAGATGTCAAACCGTTATATGGACAAAACTATGAAGGATGGGTGTTGTAAAAACCTATAAACCAAAACAAAAAAACGTTCGAAAATTGCAAACATATTTGACGGCGTTATATAACAATAAGACAAAAAAATTATTATTTAAATAATGGGATTCGGTTCAATATATGCGGTGTCTTGGTTCGGTAATACGAACGAAACAAATGGTTGGGGTTCAATATATCCATTTGACGCCGACGGGTCGTTGTTTTTAGCATCGACAACATTAGTTACGGCAGATTCAACTGAATTCAAGGCAGACGCAACGGAATATTAAAAAAAATAAAAAATGGCAAAACAAGCAATTGGCATTGGAAGCACGGCAAACGACGGAACGGGCGACACAATTCGTGATTCTTTTGATAAAGTAAATGACAATTTCAATGAATTGTATGGTGGTGAATCAACAATCACCGCCACGACCGGGACAATTAACTTGGACGCATCCGCAAATGATGTTTTTCGATTGACTTCAGATTTGACTGGGGCAACGACATTCAACATTCAAAATATGCGGGCGGGGCAAATGATTGATATCATTGTTTCGGGATCACAAACAATCACATTTACAAGTGACGACACAACCGAAACTTTTAACAAAGTAGGATCAAACGATTACGACGGCGCGTCGGACAATCACATTCAAGTTTTGTGTGTCGACGATATTGATTCCGCCGCAATTTATAATTATTCAGTTGCAACATTTACATCCGACACAACACCATAAAATATGAAGGCAAAAGATTTTAATGGAACAATCAAGACATACGATCAAGTTCCCAAAAGTTACAACAACATAATTGGTTTCCAATATTTATCGGATTCCGATTTGGAATCACATGGGTTTTATGATGTCGTGACACCGACATATAATTCAAACACCCAAGAATTGGGCGACATTTATTTTGATTCCGCAAACAATCAATTTACATACCCGGTAAATTCAAAAACGTTTTCACAAACGGTCGCACAAATGAAAACCGCAAAAATTGCACAATTAAAATCAATTTACAATTATAAGTTGGCCGAAACTGATTGGTATGTGACCCGTAAATCAGAAAAAGGAACGGCAATTCCAAGTGATGTTCAAACCGAACGCGACCAATTAAGAACAGATTGCGCGACACACGAATCAAGCATCAATGCAAAAACAACAAAAAGTGCCGTGGCAAATTACGATTTGCCGTCATTAATGATATAATATGTCAAACAAAAAAAAGTTTTTTGAACAAGCCGGTGACATAACACCTTCGGAACATTTTCATATTGCAACATACACAGATCCGGCCGGTACAAGTGCGCATTCGATTACTGGAATGGCGTTCCAACCGGATTTTATTTGGACTTTTCCGAGAAACGCATCAACTGCAACATCAAGAAGGTTAGTTGATTCAGTTCGTGGTACAACAAAAGAAATCTATTCGGATTTAACGGCGGCACAAGCAACTGACGCGGCGGGTGTCACTTCATTTAATTCCGACGGATACACTATCGGTGGAAACTGGGGAAATTCGTATGGTGGATTTAATTTTGTTTCGTATAGTTGGAAGGCCGGCGGGACTGCCGTATCGAACACCGACGGTTCAATTACGTCCCAAGTTTCGGCGAACACGGACGCTGGATTTAGCATCATAAAATACACAGGAGATGGTAATAGTTCATCCACTTTTGGTCACGGACTTAACCAAACACCTGATTTATATATTCACAAAGATATTAATAATGATGGTAATGATCCATTGTGGGGTGTTTATCATGTACCAACAGATAAAAAGTTATTTTTAAATTTAACAAACGCAGGTGCAGATGGAACAAGTGGTGGAAATAATGGTATATTGGGGACAAATAAAGCAACAAGTACGACTTTAGGTTTTGGTGCGGGAAGTAGTTCAGTTAATAATGTAAACAGTTCAGGAGCGGACTATCTTGTTTATGCGTTCCACAACGTGGATGGATATCAAAAGATTGATTCATATAATGGTTCGGGAAGTTCACAAACAATCAATGTGGGATTTCAACCAAGGTTTGTAATTATTAAACGCGCCACCGGGGGAAATTCAAATTCTTGGGTTGTTTCGGATTCTGTAAGGGGTGCGGGAATTAATGTATTTGCAAATTTAAGCAATGGAACAGAATCGGACGAAAGTGCGTTTGGCCCAACTGCATTTACGTCAAATGGATTTAGTGTGGCCCAAGCGGGTGGAAATACCAACGTTAATGGAAGTACATACATATATTTGGCAATCGCATAAATCATGGCAAAACAAACGGTATTTCTAGGAACATCAAGCAACGACGGCACGGGGGACAAACTTCGTGTGGCCATGGACAAAATACAAGACAACACCGATGAAATTTATACATTATTAGGTGACGGAACTAATTTGTCGATTACGGGTGATATAAGTGTGTCGGGTGGTGCGGTAACAATCGCAAATGATTCAATTGATCATGATGAACTTGCGACACGATACACCGTCACACAAACAATATCAACATTAACCGGTTCGGTCACATTTAATTGTGCCAACGGTTCGGTATTTAAATTGAGTGGTGATTTAACAGGTGCATATACAATTAATTTGTCAAATTACAAACTTGGTCAAATTATTACAATCTACGGATTGCGCGGAAATCAAACACTTAATTTGGGTGGACAAGGTTCATCAACAAACACATTTAATAAAATTGGCGCGGATTACGAGGACAACGGAACGGATTACAATATAATCCAAATTGAATGTGTTGACGATTCAGCGACCGACCCGGTCTTTTTTTATTCGATATCAACATATTCATCCGATTCTACTGATATCTAATGTTTAACCGACGATTTATATCATTTCAAGTTTCCGCACAACCATACGACATTTCATATTTAAGTGTCGCCGGTGGAGGTGGCGGGGGTACGTTTGGTGGTGGTGGTGCCGGTGGTTTATTATCGGGAACATTTAGCCAAGCAACACCCGGAACAACTTTGACAATCACCGTTGGCGGAGGTGGTGCGGCGGGTCGCAATCAAGGAACAAATACAACAATTACGGGTATCACATCGGTCACGTCTGTTGGCGGTGGGGGTGGTGGTAATTCCGAATCAACATCACCAACCGGTCAAAATGGTGGTTCTGGTGGTGGTGGAGGTCTCAATACCGGGGTTGTCGGTCAATCACAAGCCGGCGGAACTGGTACGGCCGGTCAAGGAAATAATGGTGGTTTTGGTGAATACAATTTGACACCATTTCGTGGTGGTGGCGGAGGTGGTGCCGGTGCGGCCGGTGCGACTGCGGATCAAAGTGGAAACGGTGGTGTTGGTGTTCAATCAAATATTACCGGGACAAACACATATTATGCCGGGGGTGGTGGTGGAACCGCAAGGCAATTGACACCGGGATCAGGTGGTTCGGGTGGCGGCGGTGCGGGTGCCGTTTATTTTAACACCGGTACGGCGGGAACTGCAAACACCGGTGGTGGCGGCGGTGCATCAAATTCGGCCGGTGGTTCGGGTGTTGTAATATTAAGCGTTCCAACCGCATCATATACGGGAACAACTACGGGTTCACCTACAATCACGACAAGTGGTTCAAATACAGTAATAAAATTCACGGGATCGGGAACATATACAGTTTAAAATGGCACATTTTGCAAAAATAGATTCAAACAATATTGTCACCGAAGTGGTTGCAATTGCTAATGATATATTGTTAGATGACAACAACGTCGAACAAGAATCAATTGGTGTTGATTTTTTGAACAATATTTTTGGAAATGCGACATGGAAACAAACATCATACAATGGAAATTTAAGAAAACAATTTGCCGGTATCGGGTACACCTTTGATTCAACAAAAAATGTATTCATAAAACCCCAACCGTTCAATTCATGGACATTGGATTCAAATAATGATTGGCAACCCCCGGTTGAACGACCGGACGATTATACGCCTTTTGATTATTATTGGAATGAAGTTGACCAAGAATGGACACAAAAATAAAATCATGGACAATTTTAAATTATATATATTGAATGGAATTGGATTGACGGTGTCGGCGTTCACAGATTGGAACCCACCATTGCAATTTATATCCTTGGTGCTACTAATATCATACACCGGATTACAAATATTTGAAAAACTTAAAAAACAAAAAAAATGAAATTACCAACAAACGGCGTGGCCAAACAATTGCGTTCATATTTTGGTTCATTGATTATTTTCTTTTTTATTATTGGGATTATAATTGCATTTATTCAATTCCCAGTTTTAGACACAAATAAAGAAGTTGTCATGATGTTGGTCGGTACATTGGCCGCATCATTGTCAATGGTCATTTCAACTTTGACCGGGCGCGATCCACACGATGTTGACGCATTGAAATCAACAATAGAAAAAAAAGAACAACAAATTGAATTCTTGGTTAAGGCCAAAGACGATTTGGAATCAATGGTGATTAATTTACAAAAACAAATGTTGGAAAATCTTGACCATGTCGTTGACAAGGTAATATTGAAGGCGGCCATTGATTTCGACGAAAAATATCACCCATCAAAAAAAGATTAACATGAAAAAATTAAAAATTTATTATTTGATTGCACGGGAATGGATTATGGATAAAATTCATGGGGACGTGTACGACCAATTTTTAATCGGAGTCACCGGTTTGGTTTTAATTATTTTATTGTCATTACTATTATTTTAAATCATGTATGAACCAAAATTTTTCAGTTGGTCGGAATTCGATTCACCGGACATCGAAGGTTCGGGTATTGCCAACATGGATCATGATTTTGTTCGTATTCTTGACAAGGTGCGGGAAATATACGGACGACCAATTCGAATCAATTCCGGATATCGTTCAATCGAACGAAACCGACTTGTGGGGGGAGCGGAACGAAGTTCACATTTGTACGGCGTCGCCGCCGACCTTGGTTGTGACAATTCGCGCGACCGACACGATTTATTACAAGCAATTATTTCCGTTGGAATTACGCGAATGGGGATACACGATAAATTCATCCATGTGGACATCGATCAACAAAAATCGTCCAACGTTACTTGGTTGTATTAGCAACACAAGTGGGTCAACAATAACTTATGAGTAAGAAAAAACCATTTAAACAAACGGCCGTCGGGAAGTTTTTATTGAATAAAATACCGAAGGTTGTTTCGGGACTTGCAGAATCGACACCCATTGGAAGTGTCATTGAATCAATTATTGGTTCATCCGAAATGTCGGAAGCCGACAAAGAAATCGCACTTGAAAAATTAAGAATCGAACGCGCTGAAATCGATGGTACAACAAGGCGTTGGGTTGCGGATTCAAGATCGGATTCTTGGTTGGCCAAAAATGTCCGTCCATTATGTTTGGCATTCTTTTCTATTGGATACATGGGCGGTTGGTTTTGGGGACTTGACACGTCGGCAACGTCCGGGTTGTTAATGGTAATCGTGTCATCATATTTCGGTTCGCGTGGTGTTGAAAAGGTATTCGGAAACAATAAACACAAATAATGGCCAAAAACAACACTTATCAACATACATTTAAACCCAAGAAAAAAAGACCCGGCGTTCACGCCAAATCCAAACAATCATTGTTGACATCGTCCAAAAATTACAAAAAGAAATACCGGGGTCAAGGACGATAATGTTAAAAACACATCCAAACAATTTATTGAAATTAAAAAATAATTCACCGAACTTTGGTGGGTTAGTGGGAAAAATATTCATTAACATTTTAAATTTAATTCATGGAAGAAGATTTGACAATTCGGCGTTTAGCCGAAAAAATTGCAAAAGATTTTGCGTTATCAATCAAAGAACGTACGGATCAATTGTTGGAATTGGATGCAATTCAATACACAAACCTTGGTATCGATTCAACCAAGACCGAAAAAAGGAAGGTCAAATCGGATTCGAAATTCATTTACAAGCAAGTCAAGGGCATTGATGAAAAAATTGGATCACAATTGCTCACATCAATGGACTAAAACAATGCCGAAGAATTCAAAAAAACCGACACGGTCAAAACTTGTTAAAAAACTTGACGTTGTATTTTCTCAATACATACGAAGAAAATATGCAGACAAGCGGGGGTTTGTGAAGTGTTTTACATGCGACACAAAAAAACATTGGAAGGAAATGCAATGCGGACATTTTCGTTCACGAAGATTTTATGCAACCCGGTGGGATGAAAATAATTGTCGTGTCCAATGTCCCCGTTGTAACGTTTTTGAATATGGTCGCGCATACGAATTTGGTCAAGAACTTGGTGAACAACTTGCGGATGAAATGTTTGTCAAGTCACAATCGATTGTTAAATTTACTAACGTTGAATTAGAAGAAATGATTCAACAATATTCGTCCGTTCTCAAACGGATGTAGTGTGTTTTTTTCTGTTCATTTTGAAAGGGGATGTTTCGACATCCCTTTTTTTTTATTTTTTTTTTATAACTTAGTGAAAAATATAAACGTATGGATGAACAAAAAACACAACAACCACCATTGTCAACATTTCCTAAAACGGAATTGATTGGTTTAATCCTTGAACAACGACACACAATTGAACAATTAAAAACACAATTAAATTATGCAAACATCAAGAACACAAACGCAAGTTGATATTATTGCGCAAAACTCATTGACCAATGCAACAAATCATGTTGGAAATCTCATGAAGAATTTTCCGGATTTGTACAAAGATTTGAAACCGGCGGAACTCGCCGAAAGGACAAAACAACAAATCAATTATTTTCAAAATGAATTCAAAAAAATCATTGCGGGGTAAAATTAAAAATCAATATATTCACTTTAAATTAAACAATCATTATGTCACAATCAGTCAACGGAAAAATCAAAACAATCACACAACAAAGAACCTTTGGAACGAATACATCGAAATCATTGGTCATTGAAACCAACGACAAATATCCACAAACGTTGGAAGTCGAATTCGTAAATGATAAAATACAATTGATCAACGATTATAAAATCGGTGACGATGTTGATATTAAAATCAATATTCGCGGTCGTGAATGGACATCACCAAAAAATGAAATTAAATATTTCATATCATTGAAAGGGTGGGCCATTGATAAAAGTGGTGTTGAACTTACAAACCAACAACAACAACCAACCCGTCAAGCGGCCACAAACGATTCACCATTTTAATACACGGGGGGCATTGCCCCCTTTTTTTTTATGTGGATAGATAAAAACGAAATCAAACAAGAATTAAACGACATTAAAGACGGTAAACTTGTCCAAGGTTTGAAGATAGGTATTCCCGAGATCGACGAATATTATAGAATGAAGTTGGGTGGCTCGATGGATATATACGTGGGCCATGCCAATGTGGGAAAAACTACGTTTGTATTGTATTTGATGACATTGTACGCGGTCAAATACGATTTGAAATATGTGGTTTGGTCAGCAGAAAATTCAGGGGTGTCAGTCATTCGAAAAATAATTGAATTTAAAATGTCGAAACCCATTGACGATGCCAACGAAGAAGAAATCGACAAGGCAACCGAATGGGCCTTTGAACATTTTTATGTGATTAAAATCGAAGAATTGTACACATACAAAGATGTTTTGGCAATGATTAAGGCACGACACAATGTGTCAAAAATCGATGCCGCAATGATTGACCCATACAACGCACTTGCAAAACCAAAAGAAGAATTCAAGGCATTTGGCGGTCATGAGATGGATTATATTATTGCAAGTGAATTTAGAATTTTTGCCGAACAAAATAAAATCACATTAATGATTTGCATGCACGGGGTGACCGAAGCATTGCGCAAATCGTGGCCAATTACACATGAATATGCGGGACTTCCAATGCCAATGTCGATGTCGCAAGTGGAAGGCGGATCGAAATGGGGAAACCGAAGTTCAAATTTTTATTCATTACATCGGTACACACAATCACCGGACATGTGGAACATGATGGAAATGCATGTTTTGAAGGTGAAAGAATATGAAACCGGGGGACGACCAACAAGTTTATCGAACCCCGTTAAGTTTCAAATGATGCCAAATAATGTTGGATACACATTTGGCGGATTAAATCTTATGGAAGAAAAAAAGAAACCAAACAAAATTGAATTTTGATTCATTTAATTTTAGCATCCATCATTGGCCTAATTATGTTGCAACAACTTAAAAATGCAGACGTATCATTCGCACCCATTTTGGGTGTGATGGCCGGGATGTTATATTCATTTAGTGATTACGAAGATGGCCGTGAACACACCGTTCAACTTTGTTTGTTTGTTTTATCAATCACAATTGTATGGACAAGCAAACCGAGTGGTTGGGAATAGTCGCCCGGGATCACAACAAATGGGTAAACATTGTCAAGTCAATGGGTGAATTCGATTACGCCGAAGATATCGTGCAACAATCCTATTTGGCCATTTACAAATATTCGAGTGCGGACAAGATTATAAAAAACGGAAAAGTGTCCGACGGGTATATGTTTTTCACATTGCGAACGATGTTATATCAATTTTATAATCAAAAAAAGAAAATACAAAAAGTTTATTTGGATGACGTCCGATATGAATTCGACAAAATCTTTGAAGACAACATGGAAGAACAAAAGGCGTTCCATCAAATTTGTCAATTAGTTGACGAAGAAATGGAAAACTGGACATGGTACAATCGCAAGTTGACCGAACTTTACCGGGACACCGATATGTCAATTCGTAAAATCGCCGCCGAAACCAAAATATCTTTTGTCAGTATTTTCAACACATTAAAAAAATGCAAAAATCAAATTAAAAGCCAATTACATGAAGAATGGGAAGACTACGTCAACAAAGACTTCGACCGGATCAAAAAAACCAAACATTAATAAAAAGTCAAAATCTTATCAAAAATGGCAAGAAAACCACGAAAAGGGATCAAAGGGTATCGGTGATGACATTGAAAAGATTACAAAAAAAACGGGAATCAAAAAGGCCGTTGATTATATTTTCGACAAGCTCGGAACCGATTGCGGATGTGATTCGCGTCGCGACAAAATCAATGAAATATTTCCACACCATAAACCAGAATGTTTTACCGAAGATGAATATGAATTTGTAAAAGAACGAATTGAAAACAATCAAAACGTTTTTACGGCCGAAGAAACATCAAAGGCAATCGATATTTTTATGCGTATTTTTAGAGAAACCAAACGACCGGAATGCACTTCATGTTCATTCAAAGGACATGTTTGGCAAAAATTGGTGAACGTTTACAAAACATATTTATAATGAACAAAAATGGAACACATTACACACCTAAACACATTTAAAGAATACGAATTTTTTTCAAATTTTAATTTGGTTTCACAAATCATTTTGAAGTTGTCAAAGAAATATCCAAAAAATAAAGAAATAAAAAACGCCGTTTCAGCCATGAAACAAATCGGATTTCAAACAAACGAATGGATATTGAACGAAGGGGTTTACAATCGCGCCTTGGATAAATACCGAGCCGACAAAAACCGTGCGGTTGAACGTGCGCGTCGTGCCGAAGACGAATTGCAGAAACTAAAAGAAAAATTCTTGTTATGAATCAATTAATTTGTGGGTATATTGTATTTCGGATTTTGGAATATTTTATCAAACGCATATATTATTTTTTTATAAACGACAACACATGATTACATTATTGAACGGACAAACATACGGCCAAGACGAAATCAACACATTGGCGATTGACGACGAATTTTATTATGGCGAACTCGGAAAAAACGCCGTGGGATCGTCGGAACTTCGAAATATTTTTGGCAACCCCGACCGACATTTACAAAATCTTACCGGTTCAGGTTCGTCGTCCGACGCGTTGATATTGGGTAAATTGACCCATCAATGTTGGTTGGAACCCGACAAATTTTACAAAAATACATACACCGAATTACGGGCCAACTCAAATGCATACAAAGAATTGGTTGCCAAACACGGTGAACAAAATGTTTTTAAAGACAAATGGCGGGGCATTGCTCAATGGTTGTGTCAACGACTAGACACCAACGAACGCATCCATGAAATACGCAAAGGGGCGGAAGTGGAAGTGCCAATGGTAAAAATGCTTGACGGAATACCGGTTCGCGGTAAGGCGGATTTAATTAAAGACAATGTCATTTACGATTTGAAAACGACAATGGTATCACCCCAACAATTTGAATGGAAAGTGGACAATGAAGATTACGACCTTCAAGCGTACATTTACATGCAATTATTTCCACAATGCAAAGAATTTAAATTCATTTGTATTAATAAAATGAACCGTGCGTTGGGATTGATTACCGTCAAGTCAGAACACTTGGAACGTGGTAAAGAAAAATATGAATGGGCTATCCGGGCATATTTTGAAATATATCACAACACGCCCTTGGACGAAATTGAATTCAAATTGTCACAACATATTTACGAAGGCGAATCACGATGAATGACGGGGTCGTAAATAAATATTATCATTTAGCCATGCGGGACATTGTCAACGGGGAATCGTTGGATGAACTTCATGCCGCGATTAAATTTTACGAAACGACCGAAAATTACGAAGCATGTGCCGGAATAAAAAAGGCAATTGACGAAGCAAAGAAATCAACAATTATAAATTTAGACAATGGACATTAAAACAATTAAAGAAGTGGTTGGCTACGAAACAAAAATTGACTTGGACAATCCCAACACTACAAAATCAAGACAAGCAAATTATGTAAATGCAAGGATGTTGTATTACAAATTGTGTCGTGAATTCCTTGGGATGCCGTATCAAAAGATTGGCAATTCATTGCGCCCATCAAAAAATCATGCAACGGTTTTGCATTCAATTAAATCATTTAATGATTGGCAAGAACACGACCGGGTTTTACGACAACAATACGTCAACGTTCAAGCTAAAATTCAATACATTATGGATTTAAGTGAAAAAGACGACATGGATTTGACACAAGCCTTGACACGATTGCATGATTTGGAATCAAGGTGTGAACAACTTATGCGCGACAATAAATCATTAACAAACCAATTGAAACAATGCCATGATAAAAACAAAAGACAAAATTGAAATAATATCCAAAACATTGGATTCAGTAAAACCAAAAACAAAAACCAAGAATTACAAAACCGCGTTTTTTGACGGCAAGGTGTCGGAACACTTCAAAGGGAAAAACGTTTATATTGGTGATTTGGATTTTAAATTTGCAGACGACACAAACGTCATCATTGGTGAAATAAAATACGTCAATTCAAGTCACAAATTTCTTGGGTCAAGAATGACATTTTTACAAGCGAGGGAATACGCGGCAATGACAGATGTGACCGACAACCTTGGTCGCCAACAAAAAACATATTTATTTGAAGCACACGAAGTCAAAGAACCATACGTTGCGGTCGTGCCGTTTTTAAAACCAACGGGTGAAGAAAAACATCCCATTGAATTTTTGGACATCGACAATGGTCGTTTGGTTTATGTGGACAAGGACAATCAATTCGGTCGTTGGATTGCCGGTGACCGACACGTTGGAACAAACATTCGAAATGCATTGAAATGCGTTTAAATGTTTTGGATTTATTTAGTGGCATTGGCGGATTTCATTTCGGAATGACCAAGACAGGATTTAAAGTCAATTCGTATTTTTCCGAAATTGACAAACATGCAATATCAGTATATCAAAATAATTTTAAAAAATCAAAATATGTCGGATCAGTTACAAATGTTCGAGGAAACGAATTACCAAGAATCGACGCAATCACTTTTGGAAGCCCATGTCAAGATTTTAGCCTTGCTGGAAAACGTTCCGGGATGGACGGAGATCGATCGTCCCTTATTACCGAAGCAATACGACTCATCGATGAATGCAGACCACGTTTTTTTGTGTGGGAAAATGTTAAAGGAACATTCAGCACAAACAATGGCGCAGATTTTTGGGCAATTATCAAAGCCTTTGCCGACCTTGGGGGTTATCGACTTGAATGGCAATTGCTCAATACAAAATGGTTTTTACCCCAAAACCGCGAGCGAATTTACCTTGTCGGATATATTGGAAACGGAAGTGGACGACAAATATTTCCTATCGGAAAAGACGACACAAAGACTGATGTCGTACAAGAACAAACAACAAACACCCTTACAACAAGATACCGAGCAGACGGCGTCGGATCGTACATTGTTGAAAATAAACTCAATGCACAAATAGGTGACTTCAGATATGACGAAGGATTTCGTTGGCGACAAAATAACATATCACCAACACTTACACTTAATGATCCGACATATCTTAAAACTCCAAGAATAAGAAGATTGACACCAATTGAATGTGAACGACTTCAAGGGTTTCCAGACAATTGGACAAAGTACGGCACCAACGGTGAAATAAGTGATTCACAACGATACAAAATGTGTGGCAATGCGGTCACAGTTGATGTTGTCCAAGCGGTTATGGAACGAATCAAATATTGCATATTTTAACAAAATCATGTAAATTTTATTATTAAGGTATGGACGGTCGTAAAAATAACGGTGGCGCACGTCAAGGTGCGGGACGAAAACCCAAGGCGGAAGAACTACAATTGATTGAAAAATTGTCACCCCTTGATGACGCCGCATACGATGTTTTGAAAGACGGATTAAAAAATGGCGACTTCCGTTTTTTGAAATTATTTTACGAATACCGGTACGGGCGACCCCGTGAAACCAAAGACATAAACGTTGACCAAGACGTGCCATTCATCATTGAAATGGATTAACCAAAACCCATTCCGATGACCATATTTGGAAATCCGAAGAACACAAGCATTTGACAAAATATATCGTTTGACAAAACGCAAACGTTTAATTCGTGGCGGAACTGCGGCGGGAAAAACAATTTGCATTTTGACAATCATGATTAACGAGTGCATGAAAACACCCGGTCGTGAAATGTCGGTCGTGTCCGTCACGTTGCCACATTTACGTCGTGGATGTATTCGCGACTTCAAATTAATCATGGAAGGCATTGGACGGTGGCGTGAATCACGTTGGAACAAATCAAATTTAAAATACACATTTTCCAATGGGTCAACCATTGAATTTTTTTCAACTGAAAATGCCGACCGTTTACGCGGTGCGCGTCGTTCGGATTTGTTTGTCAATGAAACAAATTTGATTTCCCACGAATCATATAATCAATTGGCCACAAGAACATCCGGAACCATTTGGTTGGACTACAATCCATCACAATTGTTTTGGGCCGACCGTGAATTGGTTGGTCAAGAAGATGTGGACTTCATTACAGTCACATACAAGGACAACGACACCATTCCGGATTCAATACTCAATGAATTTAAAATCGCCCGGGAAAAGGCCGCAAAATCGACTTACTGGCGTAATTGGACGCGTGTTTATCTTGACGGTCAAATCGGACAATTATCCGGGGCAATATTCCCCGACATCGAACACATTGACGAAATACCCGAAGATGCACGTTTGTTGTGTTATGGATTGGACTGGGGATATTCCGTTGACAATTCATCATGTGTGGGTCTTTGGTATTTTGACGGGGGGTATATATTCGACGAGGTGTTGTATCAAAAAGGGATGTTGAATTCACACATTTCCCAGTTCTTAAAAAACAACGACATCACCGATCACATTTATGCTGATTCAGCCGAACCAAAATCAATTGCCGAACTGCAATCGTATGGTCATTCAATTACGGGTGTGACCAAGGGACGCGATTCAATTATTTACGGAATCAACTTGATAAATCAAAACAAAGTGTTTGTGACCGAACGGTCAAAAAATCTAATAAAAGAAATCAACGGATATGTGTGGGCGACCGACAAATCAGGTGAAACAATACAGAAACCAAACCCATTGGCGGGGGATCACGCAATCGACGCGGGTCGGTATGCGTTAATGATGCAACTTGAAAATCCACACAAAGGAAAATATTTTGTGTATTAATTTGGTTATTAACAAAATGTTTGTATCTTTATATTGAATAATAATTAAAACACAATGAACAAATACATTTACATTTGGTTGGAACACACCGACGAAGAAACCGGGGAAACATCACCTTACACGGTGATAATGTCCGGACACGAAGAAAAATTCACAATCATGGATGAAACGGGTTACGATGTGACCGGGTACATTGAAGTGATTGCAGACGGAAGACGTGAAAATTCATTCACGGTATTCTCCGAAAAGGAGTGGGACGATTACATTCACCACGCGTATATCGAAAAACAGAAACATTATAATTCAATGCAATATGGAAACGAAGTATCTAATATTTAAAAAGGTTGATGAACAAACCCGAAAACAAAACAATAAAAAACTTTTGTATTGGTTCGGACTTGGTTTTTTTATTTACATGGTCATTACATTTTTTGCGGCATTTACAATCCCTTATTTATTAAAATGACACCATACCACCAAGTTTTGAATAAGTGTTGGGAAAACGGCATTTATGTGCGAATTAAGCCATCACAACGCGGGTATTTGAAGAACGGGTTTCCGGTTTATCTTAATTTAGAAAAAAACAAAATGATTGTGCAATACGGACAATATTTGTACGACCAAAATTCAAAGAAGTTGGAAGAAACAATGGAAACAATATACCGGAATGAATACGCCGGTTTAATAGAAGGTATTCAATAATTTTTTTTCATTTTTTAAAGTTTGTTTTTTGGGGGGGTATTTTGCCCCCCTTTTGTTTTATACATTTACGACACAATTTTATTATTATTATATGAAGGTAAAAATAAACGTTCCGACTTCGTTGTCCGACATATCATTGGATCAGTATCAAAGATTTTTGAAATTCGACATGGACGACGAAACACCAAATTCGGAAGTTTTAAAAAACATCATTGAAATATTTTGTGGAATTGATTTCGAAGATGTGGCGACATTTAAATACGCCGACATGAATCAAATTGCAAATGACATCCAAGAAATATTCCACGAAGAACAATCGGTGATCCCGACATTCAAATTATTGGGACAAGAATACGGTTTGATCCCAAACTTCGATGAAATGTCATTGGGTGAATACATTGACCTTGACCAATACTTCCATGACTGGGAAACAATGGACAAGGCAATGACGATACTTTACCGACCCATCAAATACAAAAAAGGACACAAATATTTAATTGAAGAATACGAAGGTTGTGAACAATCCGAAGTCATGAAAAATGCCCCCTTGGATGTTGTTCTTGGAATCAAGGTTTTTTTTTACAATATCGGAATCGAATTGTTGAATCATATCCCGAATTATTTACAGGAGGAATCGGGGGAAATCACGGATCAGCAACGGCAAATTTTGGAACAAAGTGGGGTTGGTATTCGAGCATTTACGGATTATCTCAAGGGAACATTGCCCGGTTCGATGACGTGACCAAAATGAACGTTCACAAATGTTTGATGTTCTTGGCATTCGAAAAAGAAAAGAACGAATTGGAACATAAAATGATAAATAAAAAATGAAACAATTTTACGACATAACAACCAAAATAAAAGACGCCCTTGTTGCCGAGCCATTCATAAACAATGTAACATTCGGTCAATTGTCGGAAGTGGATTTGGACAAACAAGAAATATTCCCATTGGGCCATTTGGATGTGTCAAGCACAATCGTGTCAAATAATGTGTTTCGATTTAATATTGATTTAATTGTCATGGACATCGTGGACATATCAAAAGACGAAGTCACCGACAAGTTCACCGGTAACGATAACGAACAAGACGTATTAAACACATGTCTTGCCGTGATGACGCGAGTGCTGAATAAACTTCAACGGGGTTCATTGTACCGGGACAAATATCAAGTGGAAGAAAATGTGACGTGCGAAGCCTTCGTCGACCGATTCGAAAATAAACTTGCGGGGTGGTCGGCAACGTTTCAAGTCGTCGCGCAAAATGACATGACCGTTTGCGATTGATTATTCAAATTATTTCAATTATGGATTTTAAAGAAACAAAAAAGGCGTTGGAAATATTTGCAAGGGCGGTTGTATTACAATCAAAAAGAAACCTTGACCGTGAAGACGCCGTCGCATCCGGTAAATTAAAAGAATCGATTTCATCCAATTTAAAGGTATATCCCAATTCGTTTGCGTTGGAATTTTATATGGAAGACTATGGGCCATTTATTGACGAAGGTGTCAAGGGTTCAAAATCGACATATTATGAATCAAGAAATTCACCATTCAAATATACCGGGGCAAAGAAAACAATCAACACAAAATCATTGGATCAATGGTTGGTTCGAAAAAAATTGGCACCAAGGGACAAGGAAGGGAAATTCATCACAAGAAAATCTTTGAAATTTATCATTGGCAAATCGATATATGAAAAGGGAATTCGTGCGCGTAGATTTTTCACGCCAACATTCAAAGAAGAATTTGAAAAATTAAATCAAGACGTCGTTGAAGCATTCGGATTGGATGTCAATGATTTCTTACTAAAAACACAAGTCGTTTAGCATGGCAACAAAAATCAATATCAGGTCACCATTTTATTTGACCGTGGATGAACCCGTCGTTGGAACACCAACGTTTTCTTGTTCGACACCCGAAATATCCGGTTTGTCAATTTCAAAGGAAGGCGTCATATCACAACCACAATTGAGTTTTGGAATATTCGATTCATTCCAAGTGACCGGGCAATCATATTCAAACAATAAATTCCCAACGGTGTCAACAAGCACACCACGAACATTTGACGTGCGTGTGTTGATACCAATTGGATTCACAAATACAAATGACGCATATATCGATTGTCCATTCACAATAAACCAACCGGCACAAGATACTGGGAGTGGTGAAGCGTGTGAAAACGGTGTGGCCGCATCGGGATCGGTTTCAAGTCAAGCATTGACCACCGGGGGAAATACAACCACAATTGATTTTGCATCCAAGTTCACGGGGTCACCGACATCGTATGTTGTGACAAACCTTGACCCGGGATTGGTCAACACATCGTTTTCAGGAACGACATTGACAATCGGTTCAAACGAACGTGCGGGGTCAATCACATTAATTGTCCAAGCTACGGACGCCAATGGATGTCAAGCCACGCAATCGGTAAGTGTCACGGTAAGTTTCCCGGTAAGCAATCCACGAACATTGGTTTGTGGTGATGTACCATTACAAGGGGGAAGTATTGCACAAGACGGCACAATTACAAAACCAACAACATTCGTTGCCGTGGGAAGCATTCGTGATTCAGAGAATGGAAATGTCATCACATCACATTCAGCAAACGGCACGGGAAGTGACCGACCCGTAACATTATATTTTGACATCCCAGTTCCAAGCGGATATTCAAACGTCAATTCGACATTGTCTTGTCCAAAGACATTCAACCAACCAACATCATTGCCATTGTTTGATTGTGACACGGCACGTTTGACCGGTCAATCAATTTCAAGTGATGGGGACGTTCGTGTTGGTGTTTCAAATGGCGGATTGTACACAATTGAATCATATTCACCATTACAGTTCGACCCAATTGACGCGGACGCAAATCAATCCGTCACATTCAACATTACAATACCAAGCACATTTTCAAATCATGCAAGTTCACCGTTTGCGTGTGTCGTACCATTAAAACAACCCGGACAATTACCAACATCAGGTGCAAACAATTATTTCTTGACAAAATCATTTCAGTCGGCAACCGACATGTGTGACGCTACATATTACGCGGCCACGGCGGTGACGTCGGATGCAAGTCGTGAATTGACTGGACTTGGAAATCGTGTTTTCCGAAATGGTGTTGTCTTTGACGGTGGTGGTTTCTTATATGGTGTAAAAAAAGACAACCGTCAAAACATGGGATACAATACCGGCGCGAATCAAATGTGGCGAATTAATTCATCGGGAGTGGTGACGGATGTCATTGTATTGAAATGTCGTGCGGAGGGTGAAGGCTCGGGCGAAGATCGTGACGTTGCATTTGTTTAAAAAAATATATTATGGCATTAGGAAGGGCAATACTAAATTTGAAGGTGTACACGGGTTCGGAAACGGATCACACATCAAACAATATTATTTACACCATTGACAAGAACGTCATCGGGAATGATAATCAAATCACATTTGAAATCGGTGAATTGGTTCGTGATTACCTCGACATCACATTCAACGACGATTATGTATCACACACACGATGGGTTCGTGCGGACGTAGAATATTTTGATGACCAAGGTGAAGCCTACGAATCAAACGGTCGTGAAACATTTTCATTCATTGCATTTGATGGGTATGGATATTTTGAAGAAGGTATCAACCCGGAATTACAACGACACGCACTTATCACATCAAACAACATTTATTTACCGGAAGGCACGGCGGGAAAACTTCCAATATTTGCTGAAGGTGTTGGCAAGGTAACAATCGATTCATCCGACACACAAATCACCGACGATGGAAATACAAATCAAAAAATACAATACATCACCATTCCGGCGGATTCATCAACAATCCAAGTGTACGACACGAACGATTCAACCTTATTAAAAACAATCACGGTTCATAATATATGCGAACCAAAGTTCACGGCATACAAAGTTGTTTTCGTGAACAAATACGGTGCATTCCAAGATTTGTATTTTTTCAAAAAATCAATTGAACAAATGACGGTGACAGATGAATTTTTCAAACGTAACATTGTCAATCCAACAACGATTGCGTATTCAATAAATGAAACCCAAAACCAACGATACAATGTAAATGCAAAAACAAGATTGACATTGAATACGGGATTCATTGAAGAAGACATGAATACAACAATTGAAGAATTGTTTTTGACTGAAAACGCGTGGATAATATACGAGGGGAATTGTTTGCCCATCAATCCGGTATCAAAAACCTTGCGATACAAAACATCGGTCAACGATCGTTTGACGGATTACACAATTGATTTCGAATTTGGATTCGACAAAATAAACAACATTCGATGACATTAGAAATCCAACTTTATATTGAAGGCAAGGAAATCGAATTGTATCGTGATGAATCGGTGACATTAACACAATCGATTCAAGACATCCGCGACATCGAAAAGGTATTTACCGAATTTTCGCGAACCTTCAATGTCCCGGCATCCAAACCAAACAACAAAATATTCAAGCATTTCCACAATTTCTTTATTGATGGATTTGACGCACGAACAAAAAAGAATGCCGAATTACATATAAATTACAAACCATTCAAGAAGGGGAAGGTGAAATTGGAAGGTGTCCAATTAAAAAACAACGAACCCCAATCGTACAAGTTGACATTCTTTGGTGAATCGGTTTCATTGAAAGACATCCTTGGTGATGACGATTTATCAATATTGAATCAACTGAATGTTTTGTCATTTGATTACACAACATCAAATGTGACGACATACATGACAAACGGTTTGGACACAAACGTGGGGTTGGATCAATTAACCGAAACAATCATATTTCCATTAATAACACACACCGACCGTTTAACGTACAACGAAGCATCGACAGACGCCGGTACAAACAACATTTTTGTTGGAAGTGACTCAAACGTGCGCGGGGTTAATTTAAACCAATTAAAACCCGCCATTCGCATCCACGCAATCATTGAAGCCATACAATTAAAATACAATATTGAGTTTTCAAACGATTTTTTCAATACAACCAACTTGCCGTATTTCAATTTGTACATGTGGCTACATTCAACCCAAGGGGGATTGTTTGAAGAAAACGAAGTTCAATATCCAATTGAAAATTTTACCAATGTGCGTGGTGATGTGGACGTCATTCAATATGGGGGTGGTTCGGGAACGTTTGTCAATAATTACGTCGAAGATAAGGTTGACCGACGAATGGAAGTGTTGGTCAATCCATCCACATCGGGTGTGTACAATTTGGTTGTAAAACTTGACGGTAAAGAATTCCAACGTTTTGACGGATTATCCGGGATCACGGTCAACGGACAATCGGACGCAACCGAACGAATCAGTTTCGACATACCAAATGGTCGATATACATTTTACATTGAATCAACATCCGCACAAACATTCGCCGTTGAAGTAAGAATCGCACATGATCCAAATTCGTGGTTCAGTACAAAAAAAATGATTAAGTTCGACGGAACCGCGACCGTTGGTGTTAATGAAAAAATTGACATTACCACCGCATTGCCAAAAATGAAGGTGATTGATTTCATCACCGGCCTTTGGAAAATGTTCAATTTGACTTCATTTGTAAATGACCAAGGTGTCATTGTTGTTCAAACACTTGACGAATTTTACGAAAATTCAACGGCACAATGGAACATCACAAAATATTTAGACAAGGACGATTCGATTGTTGATGCCGTGATACCGTATCGTCAAGTCAATCTTGGATATAAAGGCACCGACACATTTCTTGCAAAAAACCATGAATTATCATTTCACAAAAAATGGGGTGAACTGAATTACCAAGCATCAGAAAAATACGACGGGGACGCGTACAATATCATGTTGCCATTCGAACACATGAAATTTGAACACTTCAAATATTTATTAGCCGACACCGGACTTCAATGGGGTTGGTCGGTTGACGAGAATCAAAGTTCATTTGTTGGCAAACCGTTGTTGTTTTATCCGGTCAAATCGGTTGAGTCTATTGCGGTTCAAACATTCGAAGGGACACGGGCAAATGTGTTGTTGCCATACATGCCGTCGAATTCACAATTTATTGTCAATAATATATTCAGATTCGACACGTCACAATCAACAAACTTCCATCCGGAATTTGATGAATTTGATGGAAGTCCAAATCAAACGACATTATTCAAAACATATTACGAAACATATTTGTCGGACTTGTTTGACATCCGTAAACGGTTGACAAGTGTGTCGGCATATTTACCAATGAGCATTGCGCAAAAAATGACATTGGCCGACGACATAATAATATTTGACAGATTTTACCGAATCAATAAAATGACAACCAATTATGAAACGGGAAAAACCGAATTCGAATTGGTCAACATATTACAACCAAGAAAATTTGTTCATGCTTCGGATAATATAGACGTTGACACAACCACCGAAGATGTCACCGTTGATTCAACACAAATCACGGTTGACTTGACAAGTTTATCAATTGATGGATTTTTATTTCCGGGTGATCCGGTGATTGACAATAAAATATTGTCCAATATAATTTCATCAAACACAACGGAACCTTGTGAAGTAACACAAGCGGATGTCGTCATCAACGATTCAACGGTTGGTTGTGATTTCTTAAAATTCAGCGCACAAATTACTTCGGCGGGATTTTTATGCAATCAAGAAAACATTGACGAATACGGTTGGTTGATTGCAAATGCCGCATCGACTTTGACCGCATCGAATAATATTGACACATTAAAGGCCGACGGAAACATTTCCGTTTTTAACGTCGTTCGTGAAACGAATGAACCGTCATTGACCGTGGGAATCAAATCCGTTCGCTTGACTGGATTAACCGACCCACAATCGAAGTCGGCAAGGTTTTTTGTTCGAACAAATATTTCCGACGAATTTGAAAAATCCGATTACATAAGTTCGGTAATTACAAGAACAACCGATTGCACGGGTGTATCAACCGCCGACACAACATTGTTGACGGCTGACGATACCGATACGATACGAGCCGACGCCGGTGATACCGATGGGGATGGACAAGTTGATTCACAAAACCAAACACAATTTTTTACCAAAATTGCGGGATACGGAACTTATGGATACAACACAACCCCGGATTACGACACAATCCTTGACAATTCAAGATACCCCACAAACGGCATTGACCAAGATGACACGGCGGTTTTATTTTTCCATAACGGCACCGAAGCCACACCACAAATTGGTGACATGATTAAATGGACGGACGGTGCAACATATAGTGGTGGAAATAATAACACACCATTGTTGGACGGAACTGGGACGACGTTTTATGCGTTGGCGGTTCACGACCAAGACAAGGTCAACACCGTAAACAATTCATTCATTGGCCCGATCGAAAAATATGTGATTGTAAATCATTCAACGGGTGTGGTTACAAGTGAAATATTGGAAGCACCAAAATTCCTTGGGACATTAATTCCGGGTAAATGTTTCACATACGGATTCACTTCGGCGGGACGAACCGCAAGTGAATATATTCATTTATTGGGTGTACGACAAGAACAATTCGTTGGACAAATTGGTGACACAATTGCATTCGCACCGGATTTGGGTCAAACCACAAACATCCCACCAAGAACGGGGCCGGGCGGAATTTATCCCGGATTGTCAAATCGATTGCGCTATGTGACCAAAAACGGTATTAGACAAGACACAACATTTGCAACACGCGGTGCCGGATTCAGCGCGGCAAATAATCAAATAATAATGATTGTCGACGACAATTATGCACCACTTGCAATTATGCAATGTCAACCACAATTAAACCGAATGAATACAATAATAGTTGCATCATGATTGATAACATATTGAATTTACTGAAAATAGCAAACGAACAAAATTGGCGTGGTCAATATATTGATGTTGCGTTGGGAAAAAATAAATTTCCCGAAACATTAAAAGAAATGACCAAACAAACACAAAAATATTATGAAACAAATTGAACTTGAATTGATTGCTAAGACCGACAAGGCCTTGGATGAAATCAAAAATGTTGCGGCGGCAATTGAAGGTTCCACAAACGAAATGGAATCGTTTAAAAATGCCACAAAAAAATCATTGGATGACGTAAGTAAATCCACGAAAAAAGGTACATCCGCAATTAAAGGTTTGTCCAAGGGATTCAAGGGTCTTGGACTTGCGGCCAAGGGTTTTGTGTTTGCATTGGGCGGGAAAATATTGGAACAATTCTTCGCGGTCTTAAATCAAAATCAAGTCATTGTTGATTCAATGGCCACGGCATTTGGAACTGTTGCGTCAATCACAAACAAACTTGTTGGCATTGTTGTGGACGCGGGTAAGGAATTTACGTCGTTGGGTGATATTTTAAAAAACACCGTCATGATTCCAATCAATCTTTTAAAGACGTCATTCTTTACAATTCAATCTGGAATATTACAAGCACAATTAGCGTGGGAAGGTTCATTCTTTGGTGGCAATGATGCCGACAAAATTGAACAATTAAAAGGCGACATTCAAGAAGTCAATGACAAATTGTACGATTCGGCCACGGGTGTCGTGGACAACTTAAAAGGTGTCGGACAAGGATTTATTGAAGCGGGATCACAAATCGGTGGTTTTGTCGAAGAAGTATCGGAAGGGATAAATAAAATTGACGTATTACAAACGGCGGCAAACCAAAAACGTTTGCAACAATTAAGAAACGAAACGCGTTTGGCATTAGCTGAAAACGACAAATTACAATTCCAATTTCAACTTGCGGCCGAACGTCAACGACAAATACGCGACGACGTCACCGCATCAATTGAAGATCGAACCAAGGCAAACAATCAACTTGGTGAAGTGTTAAAAGAACAATTTGATTTACAAATTGCAAATGCAAACAAGGCATTGGAATTGGCGGAATTAGAATTGCAAGGAAATCCAAAATCGATTGACGCAAAAGAAAAACTTATTGAAGCCGAAAAAAACTTGTTTGATGTAAAAGAAAACATTGCCGGGTTTGAATCGGAACAACGTGTCAATGCGGAAGCATTGGAATTGGAAGCCATAGACCTTTTGAATACACGTTTGGAAGCAGAAAACGCCCGGGCCATTGCAAAGAAACGATTCAATGCAGAAGAAATTGAAGACGACATTTTGCGTTTGGAAAAATTAAAAGAAGTATTGGCGGAAGAAACTGCAATTGAAGATGAACGATTGCAAGGTGAAATCGATCGTTTGGCCGTTGGCACCCAAGCACGACAAGACGCCGAACAAGCATTGTTTGATTTCCGTCAACAAAAGGAATTGGAAGGCGCGGAACTTGACAATCAAATTTCAAAACAAAAAGAAGACAACGACAAAAAAGATTTGGCCACAAAAAAAATGGTTGAAAATCAAAAGAAACAAATCGTTTCCGACGCACTTGGTTTTGTTGCAAATATTCTTGGTGAAAATTCCAAGGCCGGGAAGGCCGCCGCAATTGCACAAGCAACGATCAATTCATTGTTAGGTTTCACCGAAGTTTTAAAAACACCGACAACAATACCCGAACCATTTGGATCAATTCAAAAAGTTGTTTCCGCCGGTTCAATATTGGCATCCGGTTTTGCTACGGTCAAAAAGATTGCGGCCACCAAGGCACCCGGTGCGGAAGGTGGTACAAGTGTTGACGTTGCCGGGCCACGGGGAGCGGCCGCACCCGCATTCAATGTCGTTGGTGCATCACCGGAAAATCAGTTGGCACAAACCATTGGCGAACAATCCAAACAACCGACCCGTGCGTATGTTGTTTCGGACGACGTGACAAACGCCCAAGCACTTGACCGTAAAATTGTTCAAGGGGCGTCCATTGGATAACAAAAAACGAAAAAAATTATTATTAAAATATGGACATTGTAGAATTATTCATTGACGAAAACGATGAAATATCCGGAATCGACGCGATTAGCGTTGTCGAAAAACCGGCAATTGAAGAAGAATTCATTGCGTTAAAAAATCAAGAATTTAAATTTGCCGAAGTTGACAAAGAAAAACGCATCCTTATGGGTGCGGCATTGGTTCCAAATAAACCAATTTATCGCAAGTCAGGGGAAAAAGAATATTACATTTATTTTTCACGGCAAACGGTATTGAAGGCAAGTCAATTGTTTTTTAAACGTGGCAATCAATCACGGGCGACATTAGAACACGACGCACCAATTTCAGGAATGACCGTTGTTGAATCATGGATTGTTGAATCGGAAAAAGACAAGTCACGACATTACGGGCTGAATGTTCCGGTTGGGACTTGGATGGTGTCAATGAAGGTTGACAATGACGAAGTTTGGAATGAATTTGTGAAAACTGGCAAGGTCAAAGGATTTTCAATCGAAGCGTATTTTTCCGACAAGATGGAACGGCCACAAGACAAATCCATTAAAGATGAAATGGCCCGGATTGAAGAAGAAGAAAAACAATTCATATTATCACAAATCCGCGCGATTGTAAAAAAAGATAATCGATACAAATCAGGCGAAACAATTGAAATGGAATCATATTCCGATTATCCGGACGCGGTTTCCAATAACGCCAAACGCGGAATTGAATTGAATAAAAAGGTCAACAATAAATGCGCAACCCAAGTGGGTAAAATACGCGCACGACAGTTGGCACAAAAACAACCCATTTCGGAATCAACATTGACGCGAATGTATTCATTCTTGTCACGCGCCGAAGAATATTATGACGAAGGCGACACACAAGCATGTGGAACAATATCTTATTTATTATGGGGTGGCAAGGCCGGAAAACGATACGCCGAATCAAAATTGAAGGAACTGGGAAAATTAGAAATGGAATCACAAGTGGTCAACGACACACTTGCCATTATTGACGACCGTTTAGCATATTCAACAAAAGAACTTGCGATTTCCGCCGCCGAAGATATTGGATGCGCGGGATATCACGAACACGAATACGAGGGCAAAACATGGTTCATGCCATGTCGTCAACACAATTTGGAAGATTTTAAAAAATACCAATGTCCCCCGGGATACAAAAAAGATTATAAAAAACATCGTTGTGTCAAGGCAACGGAAGAAGAACTTGCGGAAGTTGGTAAACGTGGTGGTGTAAAAAAATCACCGAAGGCACCTAAATCCGACACACCAAATCCATCACCCAAGGGGAAGGGAACGGCAAAAGGGGACGCATCAACAACGCGTGGTGCAAAGGTGTCCGCCAAGGACGAAGCCACATTGAAGAAAAAATCGGACGATTTCAATGAACGATACAAGAAAAAATTGGGTTATGGTGTAACGGTTGGAATGTTGAAATCAGTTTTCCAACGTGGGTTGGGTGCGTTTAACACATCCCGTTCACCGCTTGTCCGAAGTGCATCACAATGGTCGTTTGCGCGTGTCAACGCATTTTTATATTTGGTAAAAAACGGACGACCACAAAATTCAAAATACACGGGTGACAATGATTTGTTACCAAGCAAACACCCAAAATCACCAAAGAATGCGAAATAAAAATCAACGGTACAACGTTCCACGCAATGACCAACGTGCATGTCTATGTCGTGACGGTTCATATTCAAGGGAATGTTGCAATCCCGACGATTATTTTGCACAAGGGATTGGGAGTGTTACACAAACACATTTCATATTATACACCGAACAACTACAAAGAATTGTCCAAGAAAATGGACATAAATTATTTCAATAATGGCCGACAAAAAAATTAGTGAATTATCAACCGCCACCGCGTTTTCGGGTACGGAAACATTTGTTTTGGTTCAAGGATCAACAACAAAAAAAACCACATACAACGACATTGCAAATGTGATGATACCGAAGGCCCAAACGGCCGACGCGTCAACACCCGTTGATTTGGGTGGGACAGATTATGCAAATTTTAAAATAATGAAATTGTCATGGTCAGGTTCAAACGGAACGGTTGTTTACACACTACCGGATGCAACAACAAACACAAATCGTTTGATTCGTTTCATATCGGATTCAACATTCACGACAAACACAAGAGTTCATTTGACACCGAAGGCGGGTCAAAACCTTGACGGTTCGTCATCATATTACGAAATCAACAAGTCTTACGAAGGTATCGCAATTTGGTCGGATGGAACCGAATGGTTCATCGTTCAAAAAAAGGCCTAAAAATGTAACAACAACAATCAAATTTTATTTTAATAATATGAATACAAACGACATGATAAACCAAATTAAAACATTGTTGGGGGTTGAAGTACAACTTGCCCAAACAAAATTGGAAAACGGAACGGTAATCGAAGCCGAAGAAATGGCACCCGGCAATGAAGTGTTCATTGTTACGGAAGAAGAAAAAATCGCCATGCCGGTCGGTGAATACGAATTGGAAGACGGACGTCAATTGGTAGTCAAGGAAGAAGGTAAAATCGAAACCCTTGGTGAAAAAAAATCGGATGAACCCGAGGAAGAAGAATTGGCCGAAGACGACAAGGAAGAAAAAGAAGAAATGGAATACGCAACCAAACAAGAACTTGCCGAAGTCAAAGACATGATTGAAGAAATCAAGGCAATGATTAAGGACAAAGAAGAAATGTCCGAAGAAGAACAACCGGTTGAAGAAGTGACCGAACCCGTTGAAGAATTGTCGGCGGTTGAACGTGTTACACACAACCCGGAAGTTGAACAAAAGAAAACAATCAAATTGGGAACAAATCGTCCAATGACGACCCAAGATATTGTAATGGCTAAAATCGCAAACATCAAAAAATAATTTAAATGGCAACAACATTTTCAAATGACGTAATTAGAATTTTCAAAGACGTCGAAACAAAAACGGCCGGGGCAACACTTACAAGTGCGGATTCCGGAAAAAGAATCATTTTGAATGCCGCCGGTGGTGGCACAATTACACTTCCGGCATTGAAGGCGGGTGTGAATTTTAAATTCATCATTGGCGCAACGGCACCCACAACGGATTGGGTGATTGATTCGGCTGAGGGTGACAACATCAACGGGGTGATTGCGGTTGATTCCGGTGTCATTCCCGCGAAGGACGAAGATCAAATCAATTTTGTCGCTAACACATCAACGTCGGGTGACTTTGTTGAATTTGAATGCGACGGGACAAATTGGTATGTTCAAGGAATTGGCGACGCGAGTGGTTCAATTACTGCGACAGACCCATCATAATAATTTATAAAAACTGAAATAAGATGAGTACAACAACAAGCATCACTACTTCATACGCGGGTCAAGACGCAAAAGAATACATCGCGGCCGCGTTATTAAGTGGGAAAACATTAAATGACGGTTTGGTTACAATCAAGCCAAACGTGAAGTTTAAAACAACATTGCACAAAGTTGCAACGGGTGATATTTTACAAGCGTCATCGTGTGATTTTGACCCTAGTGGATCGGTTACATTAACCGAACGAACTTTGGAACCAACGGAATTGAAAGTCAACAAACAATTATGTAAGGCGGATTTTCGTTCCGATTGGATGGCCGAAGAAATGGGATTCAGCGCACACGACCAATTGGCACCTTCATTTGCGGATTTCCTTATCGGACACGTTTCCGCAAAGGTTGCCCAAAAAATCGAACAAAACATTTGGCGTGGTGATTCATCCAATTCGGGTGAATTTGACGGAATTACAACAAGATTGTCAACCGACGCGGCTTTACCAAGTGGACAAGAAGTGAGCGGAACGACCCTTACGTCCGGGAATATCATCGAGGAAATTGGGAAGGTTGTGGACGCAATTCCGTCCGCCCTTTACGGTGAAGAAGATTTGTTGATATATGCGTCACAAAATGCAATTAGAAAATACGTTCGTGCCTTGGGTGGTTTTGCCACAAATTTAGGCGCAAATGGTGTTGACAACAAAGGGACACTTTTTTATGGTGGCGGTGACTTGACATTTGACGGTGTTAAAATGGTAATGGCACAAGGATTAAATGACAACCAAATGATTGCCGCACAAAAATCCAACCTTTATTTTGGAACCGGATTAGTCGCGGATCATAATCTTGTAAAGGTGATTGACATGGCTGACATTGACGGAAGTGACAATGTGCGAATTGTAATGAAATTGACCGGTGGTGTCAATTATGGTATTGTTGAAGACATCGTGACATACGGTGTGACAAATTCAGCAAACTAATAATTAAATAAATAATTTAAAAGGGGTGGGCGATCCAAACGGTTCACCCGCCCTTTTTTTTTAAAACGATAAAATTATGGCATGTACATTGACACGGGGAAGGGCGGTTCCATGCGCCGACGTCGTTGGTGGTTTGAAAAACGTTTACTTTGTTGATTTTGGAAATTTGGGAACAGTTACCAAAACCGACGAAGAAATCACCAATTTGACGGGGGATTCATCGAATAACCTTACCGCATTTAAATATGAATTAAAAGGAAATTCATCGTTTGAACAAAACATCACATCGTCGCGTGAAAACGGCACGACATTTTTTGAACAAACATTGAATTTGACATTGACAAAATTGTCAAAAGAAGACAACAAAGAAATCAAATTGTTGGCGTCAGCACGTCCACACATCGCCGTTGAAGATTACAACGGAAACGTTTTCATGATGGGATTGGAACACGGTGCAGAGGTTACGGGCGGAACAATCGTGACCGGTGGTGCAATGGGTGATTTGAGTGGGTACACATTGACGTTTGCCGCACAAGAACGTGAAGCCGCAAACTTCATGAATTCCGATACGGTTGACGCGGATTTCCCATTCAGCGTGACGGATTTTGCCGGATTAGTTGGAACAATAACAATCACGGCGGGAACAAATACATAATAATTGTATTTATTTTTTTAAGAAGGGGGACAATTCGTCCCCTTTTTTATTTTAACAAAACAAGGGTTTTTTTATTATTATAATATGATTGTCTTACAAGAAACATCGTCGTCCCAAACGATCAAATTTATTCCAAGGGAATTCACATCCGGGGCGACATATAATTTTAAAATTCGAAACGAAATGACAAACACCAATGTGCATGATTCAGACACAACCGGGGTATCGTCCAATTTGTATTTTAAAGAATATTCCGCGACGTTTTCATTGAAACAAGGGGTCACATATACCTTGACCGTTTCGAACGCGTCAAACGACGTTATTTATCGCGACAAAATATTTTGTACAAATCAAAACGTCACGACACACACGGTCAATAATTCTTTTTTCAATACCGTTTCGTCAACAAATGAATTTATCACGATATGAGCAACACCCACATTATTAATTTATCGTCGTATGTAAAACCGACGGTTGTTGAAGATAAACGCAAAGACTGGGTTGCCTATGGTGACGACAACGATTATTATTCATATTTGATTGATTTGTATATCAACTCAACAACAAACAACGCAATCATTAATGGTATATCAAATTTGATTTATGGACGCGGATTGGATGCGTTGGATTCGGCGGCCAAGCCGGATGAATATGCGGCAATGCGTTCGATATTCAATCAAAATTGTTTGCGAAAAGTTGTTTTGGATTTGAAGATGTTGGGCGAAGGTTCGTTCCAAGTTTTACGCAAGGACGGCAAGGTTGTTCGTGCGGAACATTTTCCACGACAAACATTGCGACCCGAAAAAATGGACGACGATGGAAATATCAAAGGATATTATTACCACCCAAAATGGAAAGACGTAAAACCAAACGACAAGCCAAAAAGAATTGCGGCATTTGGATTTGGTAATGGAACCGAACCCGAAATCAAAGTCATCAAACGATATGTTTCCGGATACGATTATGTTTGTCCACAAGATTATGAAACGGCATACGCTGAATTGGAAACCGAAATTTCCGATTTTCTTATCAATGACGTAATGAATGGTTTTTCGGGTACCAAGGTTGTAAATTTCAACAACGGGATACCGGATCAAGAACATCAATTGCAAGTCAAAAATGATGTGATGCGTAAACTGACCGGGGCGCGTGGTGAAAAAATTATAATATCATTCAACAATAATTCAGAAACCAAAACGACAATTGATGACATTTCATTGTCGGATGCGGCGACACATTATGAATATCTTTCTCGGGAGTGTCAAAACAAATTAATAATCGCCCACCGGGTGACATCACCTTTGTTGTTAGGTATTCGAACCGAAAACAACGGTTTGGGATCAAACGCGGATGAAATTGAAACCGCATCATTGTTGTTCAACAACGTCACAATTAAACCATACCAAGATTTGATTGTTGAATGCGTTGATGAAATATTAGCACAAAACGACATTGCCTTAAAATTATATTTCAAAACATTACAACCATTGGCATTCATTGACGCCGAAAATGCGGTCACGGAAGAATCAAGGGAAGAAGAAACCGGCGTCAAGTTGTCAAAAGACGAACGTCCATTTTTATCCGACGACGAAGGCAATGAATTGTGGGAAATGATAAAAGACTTGGGTGAAGATGAAAATTTGGAAGATTACGAATTGATTGACGTGGAAGACACCGAAGATGAACCCGACGATTTTGACGTCGAAGATTATTTGAACGGTTTGCATTTGTCCGCAAAAGACGATTCATCACAAGACGACAAACGATACAAGGTACGATACAAATACGTCAAAGGATCACGCAAAAAACCAAAAGGTGATTCACGACCATTTTGCAAAAATATGTTGACCGCAAATAAATTGTATCGCAAAGAAGACATTGGAATGTTGTCGGCCCGTGGCGTAAATAAACAACACGGTCACAAGGGGCGCAATTATTCAATTTTTAAGTACCAAGGCGGGGTCAATTGTCATCACCGTTGGGAACGTCGTATTTATAAAAAACGATTAAAGAATGACGGAACCGAATGGGGTGGGGATGCACTTGCCGGGACAAAATTTGTCAATGTAAACCAAGCGGTTCGTGAAGGTTTTAAACTACCTAAAAACCCCAAAGAAGTATCGGAAGCAAACATCGATCGAAAAGATCGTGGACATCACCCAAATTATAAGAAATAATGGCGACGGGATTAATGATAAAACGCGACGATTTAGTTCGTCATACAAGTTTAAACGGGAACGTTGATACGGACAAGTTCATTCAATATATTTTGATTGCACAAGAAATCCACATTCAACAAATTCTTGGGACTGATTTATATGAAAAAATCCAAACGGATATTGAAAACGACCAATTG